ATATTCACAATTATAGTTAATCAATTTATGATGGCCTGTTAGATGTGATCAAAAGTATCACACTATGTCAGTATATCCAATATATTGTTTAATTTCTTAATTGTTTTTACGAAATTTCTAAATTGTTATAAAAATTTTTTATTTTTATTATCGCTTGTTAGATGTGATCCGATCGCTTGTTAGCCATGTCTATGTCAATAAATCTACACACTATGTCAATAAATTTTGAAAATAAAAAATTTTTATTTCTTTAATTAGTTTTTAGAATACGAATTACTTTACGTTAAAAGTAACCCCACCCCTTTTCTAATCTTTATTCTTGAAATAAACCCCCAACACCAATAGAATTACCAAAAAATATTCTATTACATTTCCTTGAAATTATATGATTAAATTTAATTAGAAAATATAATTTCATTTCGAATTGATTTTTTCACTCATTACTGAATAAATCTTAAATTTTAACTCTCTTTCTTAAATGAATTGTTAGAGCCAATACCCAATGGTTTATTAATACTTAACCATGCTGATACCTAGACATATCGTCCTTGTCTTGGAATAATATCTACAAAAATGTATAGAAGCCTCATCTTTAACGATGCTTGTTATTACAGGTATCTGTTTTATTAAGATCGCGAATTTTTAGATAAAATATTCTTCATTATAAGTCTTATTGTAGACTGGTCCCTAACTGAAAGATAATACTTTCGGTTACACCAATTTGAACAAATATGCTTTACCCACTATTCGTCTTAATAAACAGTGCAAATTTTGAACCGTTCATTCCGTTCTCTGTGCCTTGGCTAGTTGCCCGCACGTTTGTAACCAATACCCTATTCCTTATGGCTATAAGGAACAAATCAAATGATAACTGATAGCCCCAATGCTAACCCATGTTTACTGAAATTCTCTCAAAACTCAAAACCCTCTTTGGATCTAATCCATCAAAAATTTATGTTACTGATCATATTGATCAACCTCGTAATTGTGCTGTATATTCAGGAGTTTATGAACTCCCAAAAGATTTCTTTGTCAGAATTTTAATTAACTCATCAATCTATGTTGATTTGAAAGTCCAAACATCAGATGAGATTTTTGCTCATTTTGATAAAGTTCTTTCATCAAATCTTCAGACAATGAAACATACTGCTAGTGTTGCCGTTCCCAATGTAAGTTATGGTATCTTTTCAGGTACCAAACCTTTATCACGAAATCGTATTCACCTTAGTGAATATGGTCTTAAAATGGGTCAATCGTTAACTATGGTGCAATACATAGTTAAGGGTGGATCTCAAGATAATATTGAAACTTACAACACCAC